AACAGTCATGAATAAGGTTAAGAATGAAGATTTCCTTAATAGATTAGATACTTCAAAAGAATCAACTAAAACGAGGGAAAGTATTATCAATGATATGACAAAGATATTTAATTCTATTGAGAATGAGGGTGGTAAAAAAATAGAGGTGAAAGGGGACCCTATTATTCAAATTGGAACTGTATTCCACCGTTTTGGAGATAAATCTTGTTTTGAAAGGACAATGGTTATAATTGGTAACGAGGATAGACCTGAAGAGAAAATATGTGATGATATTGAGGGTGTAACCGTATATGAATGTCGTAATGAAAAAGAACTATTGTTAAAATGGAAAGATTTAATTCTATATCATAATCCCGATATCATTACTGGATATAATATCTTTGGTTTTGATTTTGATTATATTAATAAGAGGGTTGATTATATCTTCCCTTGTTGTAGTAAATGTAAAAAGACTAAAACCTTTTCAAGTTGTGATAAAGATTGTCCTAAGAACGACTTTTATCGGCTTGGGAGGTTAATGAGAAACCGAGAATCCGATTTAATTTCAAAAGAAGATATTGAGAGAATTAAGTCAAGTGAAGAGACTATTAAACCATCTAAATCACAGAGGGTATATGGGAACTATTGGGATAAACGTTGTCAGGTTCAATCAAAACAATTAAGTTCATCTGGTTTGGGTGATAATGTTCTGAAGTATATATCTATGGATGGCCGTATTGTCTTTGATATTCAGAAAGAAATTCAAAAGGCACACTCATTAGAATCTTATAAACTGGATGATGTTTCAGCACATTTTATGAAAGGAGGTATTTCTAAGACATTCTATCGTAAGACACCTACACCAAATACGATCATAATTACCAAGCGACTTGGAAACCTTAAAGGAGGTGATTATATTACTATCAATATTAATACAAAATATGGTTCATTTAAGCACTTACATGGTAAGAAATTCCATGTATCCCGTATTAATACGGAAGATAAGTCTATAATTATAGAGGGTAATCATGGAATTACGAGAATTCCCAATAAATATACGAATGAGCTGATTTCATATGAATGGTGTTTGGCAAAGGATGATGTAAGCGTCCAAGAAATTTTCGACAAACATAAATACGGGGGTAGTAAAGGTCGTGCTGAGGTAGCGAAGTATTGTATTATGGATTGTGAACTATGTATTTACTTACTTCTTCAATTGGATTTACTACCAAATAATCTTGGTATGGCATGTGTATCTTGGGTTCCAATATCTTACATCTTCTTGAGAGGTCAAGGAATTAAAATTAATTCTATTATTACCAAGGAGTGTAGTGAGAGAAAAACACGTATCCCTACACTGAAAGGGTTTACCGACGGACAATTGGACGAGGGTTTTGAGGGGGCAATCGTTCTTGATCCTAAACCAGGTATTTATTCAGATGACCCAATAAGTGTTCTTGATTATGCATCTCTATATCCAGCATCAATCATCGAAAAAAATCTTTCACACGAGACATTTATCGGAACTTCTGAAGATATAAGAAAAAACCCCGAGTTAGAGAAAGTGATCTTGGATATTGGGGGATATGATAAATGTTGGGGTATTGAATATGATGATTATAGTTATGAGATGAAAGGTAAAACCGTTCATAAAACAAAAGCAGGAACTAAGACAAAATGCTACTTTGTTAAGAATGAAGTAACGGAGGATAAGAAAATTATTAAAGAATCTATGGGAATCATACCTATTGTCCTACAAACCCTATTAGATCAAAGAAGGGCAACGCGTCAGAAAATCAAAGCAACAAATGATGAGAATAAGAAGAAAGTCCTTGATGGTTTTCAGTTAGCATATAAGGTCACAGCAAATTCAGTATATGGTCAAATGGGAGCAAGAACAAGTCCTATATTCTTCAAAAAGATCGCCGCATGTACTACTGCGATTGGTCGTGAAAGGATTGATGACGCGAGTATCGGTGTTAAAGAATGGGCAAAAGATGAAGGTTATCATGAACCCGAAATCGTATATGGTGATACAGATTCCGTTTTCGTTAAATTTTCACGGAAACACAAAGATACGGGTGAAGTTTTAGAAGGTAAAGAGGCATTAAGGTATTGTATTGATTGTGGTGTTAAGGCTGGTGAATGGGTCACAAAGAATATGTTATATGATCCACAGGATCTCGAATATGAGAAAACATTTTATCCATTTATCCTTATCTCTAAGAAAAGGTATACGGGTGATAAATATGAATTAGATCATGAAAATCCTAAGGAACGGACATCTATGGGTATTGTAATGAAGAGGCGAGATAATGCCCCCATTTGTAAATATGTATTCGGTAATGTCATCGAGATTATTATGAATCAGCGGAGTGTAGACTTGGCAATTAAATGGTTGAAAACGACTCTTTCACAGATTAAAGATGGTAAAATGGATAAATCAATGTTTATCATTTCAAAATCACTAAGAGGATTCTATAAAAATCCCGAAGGTGTCGCTCACAAAGTCCTTGCTGATAGGATGGCTGAAAGAAATCCTGGGAACAAACCAAAACCAAATGATCGTATCCCATATGCCTATATAAAACTGAGTAATAATGACTTATATGACTATAATAATCTATATAAGAGTGGTGTAAGAAAGGGTCAGCCGAGAGATAAGAAGGTTCTACAAGGTAATCGTATCGAACATCCCGATTATATCCAAGAAAAATCTTTAGAACTTGACTATAACTTCTATATTTCAAATCAAATCATGAATCCAGTTAAACAGGTCCTTGACCTTGAGAAGGATGAAAAAGAAACAAAAGATTTCTTTAATTATTTCCTCCAGCCCTGAATGACCCTTGCCCTTGCCCTTGCCCTTGAGGGCGGGGATGAAAAGAAGTTAATTAATTATATTTTTTTTCTTTTATATTATAATATTATAATATGGGTGGGGGGATAATGCAATTAGTAGCATATGGAGCACAAGATGTTTATTTAACAGGGAACCCACAGATTACGTTTTTCAAAGTAGTATATAGAAGGCATACAAACTTTTCTATGGAAACTATTAAACAAAATATAAGCGGACAATCTTTTATTGGGACTGATAATATAAATAATAAAGCAACTGTTATTATCTCACGAAATGGAGATTTAGTATCAAATATTTACGTTTCGACCAAACCCATACAAATTAATGAATTTGATATGGTTGCTCTTTGTGGTGATAGTTTGATAGATGAGGTTGAAATAGAAATTGGAGGACAACGAATTGATAAGCATTATAAGGAATGGAATCAAATATGGGATGAATTAACAACTCCGATTTCAAAATCAGAAGGATATAAATATATGACCGGTTCATTTAATAATAATATCATTACGGGAAATGAAACAAACCAGGAAAGAATACATTACCCTTTGAAATTTTGGTTTTGTCGTAATCCTGGCTTAGCATTACCTTTGATAGCACTACAATATCACGAAGTTCAGTTGAAATTTACATGGGGTGTCGGAAAATATGACTCCACTAAGGGGAATAATTTAACACGTGGATCTTCTGCGGACCGCTTCTTCGTGCCCGACATTCTGACTACACCACAAGTCCAGGCCCTGACACCAGCAGAGCTTGTAACCCTATCAGATAAACATAGGTCTTTACATATACAACATGATGTAGAGGTATGGGCTGACTATATATATTTAGATACAGATGAAAGAAGAAGATTTACACAGGTTTCACACGAATATTTAATTGAACAATTACAAATTCAAAAAGAAAAAGATGTGTCATCTGGAACTTTTAAATTGAATTTAGAACATCCCATAAAAGAATTAATATGGACGACACCCCAAAATAACCCCTTTACAGACCAGAAGGTCAAATTATCTATTAATGGACACGATAGGTTTTATGAGAGGAATAAAGAATATTTCACCCTAGAACAACCCTATAAGTATCATACATCAATACCTGGATATAATATTAAAGAGACAGAACATCCTGTATTATTAAATGAATCTATATTTAGTAAAGATTATACATATGGTGCGCCCAACGGTCTAACTTTGGATACCGTCCCAATCGATAATAGATTCTTCCGTATGAGAATACTCGACAAAACACAGCCCACCAATGAAGGCAATAGTGTTTCTGAACTAGTCTCCGATGAGAATACATTTTCATTTATTAGTAGTGGAAATCCATCAATGGAATTTAAAATAGGAGATATTGTTAGAGTTAATTATTATAATATAGATGACCTCCAGCGCGCTGCTCCGACCGACCTAACCGGTTACCTCTCGACGGAAGCCTTGAGTCTTTTGAGGAATGCTGGACTGGCGCACACGCACCCAGCCCAAGGCACCGCGGAGCAGCCCGGCCCCCCGATCGTGCCTGCGTCAGCAGACTACCAACTAGAAAGTGTAGCGCTTCAGCCGACGACGCAGGACCTTACGATTGACGGAAACTATAACGATAGAAGTGTTGAAAATGTAGTCAGGGATCTCACCGTTCTTGGAGTTTATAAGAGTGAAACATTACTCCCTGGAAAAACTGTTTATGAAATCAAATTCAATGATAGTATTGGGGATTTCGGCGTTGACCATCGACCAGAAGGTGATAGAGTATCTTTTGAAATCATTGGTAGAGTTCAAAATCCTGTTTCAAGGTGTTCCCAGTTAAAGAAAGATATCTATGTTTATTCTTTTGCTTTGGAACCCGAAGAACATCAGCCAAGTGGGTCCTGTAATTTTTCAAGGATAGATAGTGCGAAACTAATATTTAGTGATGAAGGTGCGATTAGTAATATTTATGCTGTAAATTACAATGTTCTGAGAATAATTTCAGGAATGGGGGGACTCGCTTATTCCAGTTAAATATAAGTAATATTAATATAAGTATATTAAATGGGAGGTGGAATAATACAATTAGTATTGAAAGGTAAAATGGATACATACCTAACAGGTAATCCCGAGTTCTCCTTTTTTAAAGCCGTATATAGAAGACATACTAATTTCTCAATCGAATCTATAAGACAACAAATCGTAAACAAGGGAATTGGGGAGAGGGTTATTAAATCAAAATTATCTCGTGCTGGTGATTTAATCGGGAAGGTTACATTAGAAGTTAAATTAGATCGCGGGGATGCAGCCAACTATTCAAGTGATGGAACATATTTAAATTGGGTAAATAATACAGGTCATGCATTTATAAAAGAATGTGAAGTAAAAATAGGAGGTCAAACAATCGATAGACAAACATCTAAGTGGTTAGATATTCGTAATGAAGTATATGATAAATATGAAGAAGAATGGGTCATGATTAATAAACATCCTGGTAAATATGGATATTTAAAAAAAGGTATGAAGTTGCCTGATCCACAACATCTAAAGATGTATATACCATTACACTTCTGGTTTTGTGATAATCCCGGATTATACTTACCAATAATAGGTATCACAAAGCATGAAGTTGAAATCCATATATTAACACGATCAGTTGAACATTTATTTAATTTAGATGGTGTTCTATCATTTACAAATAACGAACCCGATGTAGAATTATGGTGTGAATATATATTCCTTGACGATGATGAAAAGAGGAAATTTATATTAGAGAAAAAAGCCTACTTAATTGAACAGGTCCAGGTATATGAAACAAAAATGCAATTAATGAATGATATAAGCTTATATCATCCTATCAAACAGTTATTCTGGGTAATTCAGGAATCAGTTGTTAACACTGAGAGCGGTAATGGTAGTGCTGGAAAAGATAGTCTTCTGAATGTCTCAGGAGCGCCACAAAATAATCAAAATGATTATTTTAATTATCAATCGAGTAATGTCGGAAATAAAGAAATAATATATGCTACAAATTCATATGAATCTTTTAAAACAGGAAAATTATCTCTAAACGGTATTGATAGATTTTATGAAAGGGATGCGAGCTATTTTAGACTAGTACAACCATTAAATAGTGGATTAAAAATTCCAACCAAACATATTTATATGTATAGTTTTTCATTAAATCCTAAAGAATTCCAACCGAGTGGTTCATGTAACTTCTCCCGTTTAGATGTAAGCCGATTAGTATTTACAAGTGGATATAATTTTATCAATGAAAGGTTGTTTGTATATGCTGTAAATTATAACGTTCTAATCGTTTCAGCCGGTATGGCTGGTCTGGTATATAAATAATTAATTCCTTAATATTTCTTTCCTTAGTTTATCAATTTCATCTTTAAAGTATTGTTCCATTAGTTCTCTTTTATCTTTCTCTTCATCTAATTTTTTTTCAAGTTCACTAATAGTCTTATTAGTTTCCTGTATTCCCTTCACAATATACGGTGTTAGTTTTGAATAATCAACTGATAAAAGACCATTTTTGTTCTGGCTAACC